ATCAGCGCATCGGATGCGGCATCCTTGAAGATGCCTGATCCGCTGACCGATGCGCGCTGAACCCCGCTGCCCGCCAGCAATTGCCGCCAGCGCCCGGCGGCATCGGCATCCGTTACATCCACTGTTTCGGCGTTGAACGCGATGCGCTTGGTGCGCAAGCCTGCGCAGGTCTCAAACGTCCCGTCATCGCGCGCCGTCTTGAGCAAGATGTCCTTGCCTCTCTGTGCTGCCATTCTGCTTTCCTCTGTATCAGCTGACCGGTTCGGTCACGGCGCGGTAACGCATCGTGCCGAGATAGCTGCCCTGCCCGTCGGTATTGCGCGCCAGAACTTCGGTCAGCATCAGGTTCACGACACGGTGGCCGTTCACCTCCACCGGCTTTTCGTCGAGCGCGGTTGCGATCTTTGCCGCAATGTCGAGCACACGTTTGCGCCCGCTTTCCTTCGCCCATATCTGGATATTGAGAAAATGCTCGCCGCCCTTCTCCGTCGACGTATCCCAGTCACGGGTGGCAGTCTCGCCCAGCGTCACATAGGGAAAAGGCGTTTTCGGCGGAACGTGATCGTAGATGCGCTCTCCGCCAATCGATTCAATGAGTTCGTCATCCTTCTTCAGAGTCTCAAAAAGTGCTTTCTGCAATGCTGCCGCGCCATTCCTCATGCCTGCCCCCGCCTGCATTACTGGTTGTGGAAATGCCGGTCGCATCCGGTCCCGGCGCCTGTTGAACCGCGATGGTTTCCCGAACCGCCAGCGCCTTCCAGCGCAGTGCCCGGACAAGACCATCGAATGTAAGTCGCATCGAAATATTCATCTTCCCTGCTCGCTCGCCAGACAGACAAGATAGCGTTCGCTTTCATCGGGATCGTGGATCGAGCGCAGCGAAAAGATGCGTCCCGCCTTGCGCAGGCGCATGGCGGTCGAAATGTCCGGGCGAAACCGCAAGAGAATGCGGTGCGTCACCTCCGGTTGCAGACGTGTGCCGAAATCCTTCTGCGACGTGGAAAGCGGCTCGATCCGCCCCCAAACCATGCCGACCTCGGACCAGTTCTCGGCGTAACCGCCCATGCCGTCCGCCATGGGCTGCATGGCTTCCAGCGCCAGCTCGGAAGTGAGCTGGCCCGGATCGATGAAAAGCACATTGTTCATAGGGACACCCGTTTCCAGCTGTCGATCATCTGGCCGATGACCGGCGGGAAAGAGCGCGTCGCGGCATCGGCGTCGACGCCGGCGCGCGACTCGTAGAGATGCGCTACGAGCGTCAGGATCGCATGTTTGAGAGCGTCCGGAACCTCGACGCCGCTTTCCCCGAAACCGGCGACGAAGTCGACCTCAAGGCCGATGAATTCCGCTGCATCCGGATATTGCGCCATATAAAGCCGCTGCGGCCTGCGCCCGTGATGCAGGACGAATTCTTCCGGCGCAAAGCTGATCGCGGTCCCGTCCTGCCTGTATGCCACCACGGCCGCGACCGATTTGACGGGATATTTGAACAGAGCGAGACGGCCCGAGCGCGGCCAGCGATCGACACGCAGGCGCCAGGTCTGGTCGATCAGCGACAGGCTGGTTTCAGTTTCGATGATTTCACGGGCAGTCGCGATGAGACGACGCAGGATATCGTCTTCGCTGTCGGTGGAAATTCGTAAAAATGCGCGCACGTCAGCTATCGTCACCGGCTCCAGCGCCGGTGGCGTGACAAGAAACATTGTCATGGACTTCCCTCTAAATGATAACTTTCAAATCAGACAGTTAAACACGAACTCCGCATGGAGCTTCACTTGCTTTGGAGCGGGAAACTACCTGCCAAAACCGGCAGGGTAGCACCGAAATCCCCAGATAAAATTGACAGGTCCGAATGAACCGGAGCGTCAGGCCGCGAATTTGAGCAATTTGATTGCCTCGAAATCCTGCACTCCTCCGCCGACACGCTTCCTCGTGTAGAAGAGCACATAGGGTTTGGCCGAATAAGGATCGCGCAGCACACGCACGCCGATGCGATCAACCACCAGATAGCCGCGCCCGAAATCGCCGAAGGCAATGGCCGGGCTGTCGGCTGCGATGTCCGGCATATGTTCGGCCTCGACCAGACCGAAGCCCATCAGCGACGCCTTTTCACCAACGGCGGATGGCGGTTGCCAGAGATAGTTGCCGTCCTTGTCCTTGAGTTTGCGCAATACGCTCTGCGTCTTGCGATTCATGACGAAGCTGGCATTCTGGCGATAACCGGCGCGAAGGCCGTAGATAAGCTCGATCAGCTTGTCCGACGGGTCTTCTTCCGGCAGCGCACCCGCAACGCCGGTTGCGATATGGCCGATCTTGCCCCACGCCCATGCATCATCCGCCACGCTCTCGTAGTTCAGGAAACCGCGGGGCTTGTTGACGCCATCGCCATTGACGAAGGCAGCCCCTTCCTGCTCGGCGAAGGCCGCCTCCACTTCCTCAGCAATCCACTGTTCGACATTGATCGCCGCATCGTCGAGAAGCGATGAGGTCGCCGCAGGCATGGCATAGATTTCCATGGTCGGGAACTGCAGTTCAGCGAGCTTTGCGGACGCGGTCTGCGGCCGTGCATCGGTTTCACCGACCCAGCCCGTGGCCGGACCGCTGACCGAGAACGGCTTTTTCAAAACCGCACCCGAAACCTGACGCACGCTGGAAATGCCGCGGATCGGCGACAGGACGGCAAGCCTGCGTCCGATCTCGGTTTCCAGTTCCGCTGGCACCAGATAGCCGCCATCCGGCCCGGATGCATAGGAATGCGCCTTCTGTTCGATCCCGCGCAGCGCCTGCTCGTCGCCGCGGCGCACATAACCGTCGAAAGCCTGCTTGTGCTCGACATTGACCAACGGTGCCGCACCACCCAGCGGCGGACGCGCCTGCTTGAGAACATATTGATCAAGCGCTGTCTTCTGCTCGTCCAGCGCGCGATTGATACGGTCCACCTTGTCGCGCAGCAGCACGTCGGCGTCGATCCCCTTTTCCACCTTCTGCAACCGTTCGTCATTGGCTTCGCGGAATGCCGAGAAGGCCGTCATGAACTCGTCGAAGGCCTCGGACACATCGCCATCATTATGGCCAAGCGCCTTCGTTTCCACGCTCTTGGTTTCGAGCGGGATGGTCTGGTTTTCTTCCATTTATGTCCTGTGGTTTGGTTGTTTCAGATTATTCTAGAGCGTTTCCCGTTTTGATTGAATCATTGGAAATGCTCTATCTATTTGTTTTTACGCATGTCTTTGTCCCCAAACCGGCTTCCACTTTCGGGAGACATGCTCGAGCAGCCTCGCGCATACGCTGCGCGAGGCTTGTTTCCCGACACGACAGGCGAGCGTCCCGCCCCTGTCCCTTTCCCTCACCTGCGAGCGCCGCAAAGCCCTTGGCTATAACGGTTTTCGCGGCAGTTCGGCTCAGCCCCGCATCCCGCGTGAGCCAGCGTTCGAATTCGCGGATCGTCGGCAGTCCCGCCTTGACGCTGCTGACCCGCGCCTGCGGCAGCCTCGGGAAAGGGCACCACCGAGATTTCCCAGAGATCGGCTTCGATGATGTGGCGCAGGCCGGTACGGGCATCCTTGCGCGCCTTGACGGTGCGAAAGCCGATGGACAAGCCGTCCAGCCCGCCGCCCCGCATCAGTTCCAGCGCATCGCGCGCCCGCGCCACACCCTTGGCAAGCCTGCCCTCGACATAAAGGCCGCGCGCATCCTCGCGGATTGCTGTCCAGACGCCGATAGGCTCGGCGGCATCATGCTGCCAGAGCATCCGCACGCCCGACACCCCGCCCTTGGCAAGCGAGCGGGCGAACGCACCCCGTTCGATGACGTCGTTGCCCAGATCGGGCAGGCCGAAGACGCTGGCATAGCCGGAAAAGCTGCCGTCCAGCTCCACATCCTCAATGGCGAGAGCGGCCTGCTTCGTTTCGAGCCGCATATCAAGCATCGCCATTGTTTCCCCTTTCCTCCGGCAGGATTCCAGGTATCGGCGCCTGTTTCAGCCGTTCGGAAAAGCGCTTGAAGATGCCAAGCGCCGACCAGGCGGCAAGGCTTGCAGCAGCCGACCCCATCAGCATCAGTTCGGCCCGTCCGAGTAATCCGCCCAGAGCAAGGGTTTCGGAAATCTTGACGCCTGCCGCTCCGCCGAAAACCATGCCGCAGATGATGCCGACCGCGAAACGAATAGCCGCTTCACGCTTTCCATGCGGCAGCATATAGGCGAGCGATACGGCAGAACCTGCCACCGCGCCCGCCATCTTGGCAAACCATATCCACGTTGTCTCCGAGGTGAATACTGCATCGTTGAAGTTCGTCATGACGACCTCCTGGCTGAATGCGGCTGGTAGCCCACCGCATCGCGTTTTTCTTCGTCGGTGAGAAACGAGGCATCGGAAATGCGCCGCCATAGCGACTCCCGCTCGGATGACAGCCCTTCTATGCGATCAATATCCGGATCGAGCCGCAGATCGTCGCCGAAATGCGGGCCGAGCCAGCCGGAGAAGGCCTTGGCGGTCCGCCCCATCAGCGGCAGCACCGTCAGCCGATAAAAGGCGCGATTGGCCTCCGCATAATTGGCGTAGGTATTGTCGCCCGGAATGCCGAGCAGCATCGGCGGCACGCCGAAGGCAAGCGCGATGTCGCGGGCGGCACCATTTTTGGCCTCGATAAAATCCATGTCCTGCGGGCTGTAGCCCATCGCCTTCCAGTCCAGACCGCCTTCCAGAAGCAGCGGACGCCCGGCACCCGAAGCGCCGGTATAGCCCTCCTCCAGTTCTTCCTTGAGGCGCGCGAACTGTTCTTCCGTCAGATTGCCGCCATCCTTCGGCGCATAGACCAGCGCGCCGGAAGGACGGGCCGAATTGTCGAGAAGCGCCTTGTTCCACGCGCCTGCCGCATTGTGCAGGTCGAGCGCCATCAGTGCGGCTTCCAGCGGCGGAAACCCATAATGGTCGTCAAGCGGATGAAACAGTTTTAGCTGCAATGCAGCCGCCCCTCCGCTTCCAAGCGAAAGCCGCCTGCCTGCATTGCCCGAGCGATAGACCAGCGCCTGCGGCCAGCCTTCCGTGTCGGTTTCGACGCTGACCCGCTCCGGGCGCAGAAGATGCAGCTCCATGCGGCCGCTCGGAAGATCAACACGCTCGACATAGGCATTGCCGGAAATCAGCAAATGCCCGTAAAGCCGTTCGAAAAATGTCGTTCCGTCCAACCCGCATTGAGGACGGGCAATAAGCTCAAGCAGCGGATGCGTTTCATGTTCTGTCGCGCCTTCATATAACAACCACGGCACATTGCTTGCCGCTTCCGCAATCATGCGCACACAGCGATGGGCGACCGGATTGCGCATGAAGCCTTCGCGCGCCAGCGACGTATAGTCCCGCGCAATCCACGATGCGCCATGATCCATATGCAGCGCGACAAATCCGTTCGCCATTTTGATCTGAGGCGCAGCATCTGGCTTCACGGCTGATATGGGCGTGCCTCGTCGCCCCGGCCATTTTCGGACCCAGTTCCATGCCATTTTATGGCTTCTCCAAAGTTATGAGTATTTATCCAAACCGGCGAATACGCGGTTTGCGCTCGGTGCCCAGCATCAGTTCGCCCAGCGCCCAGACGAGTGCATCGAGCCTGTCCGGCGAGCGTCCGCTGGAAAGGCCACCCGGCGCGAAATCGCACATTTCGTCCTCCAGCGCCGGGAACCGTCCGGCATGGCGGATGCGCCCCTGTTCATAGAGTGCGGCCACCGGCTCCGCCCGCAGCCATTTGCCCCGTGTCGCATGGCGTTTGAGCACCGGCACGCTTGCATCTTCCGCCGCCAGCACCGCCGCCACCATCTCGCCGCCCTGATTGACCTCCGCGACAATCGCATCGGCCTGATGCGCATGGAAAAGCGCGATGGCCTTGCGTGCCCATTGATGCGGTTTCGCGGCGCTCATGCTGGCATCCGCCAACACATGGCCGTTTCCTTCATCATCAATACCGGCCACGACAATGCCGCAGGCATCCGACGCCTTGCCCGACGATGCGGGCGGGTCGATGGCCACGACAATGCGCACCAGTTCAGGGGCCTTGCCCTCGAAGCAACGCTCAATCAGGTCACGCGACCACAGGGCATCGGCGCGTTCCTCGATCAGTTCGCCGTCGAGTTCCTGCCGTCCCAGACGCGTCCCACCATAGCGGTCGTTGATCGTCTGCATGAAGCCTTGCGCCAGATTGGCGGCGTTTTCGTCGGTGCGCATATGCGTCATCGAAACCGAAGCATCGCGGACCAGCGCTTTTAAAAGCGGAACCGCTCGCGGCGTCGTGGTCACGACCTGTCTTGGAGAAGCACCCAGACGCAGGCCGAATTGCAGCATGTCCCATGTTTCCTGCGGGTTTTTCCATTTCGCCAGTTCGTCGCACCATGCGGCGTCGAATTGCGGTCCGCGCAGGCTGTCGGGGTCTTCGGAAGAATAAAGCGACGCCACCGCGCCGTTCTCCCACAATAGCCTGCGGCGCGTCGCTTCGTAGCGCGGGCGCGCCAGCCGCGACACCGCCAGAATGCCGGACGGCCCGTCCACCATTACCTCGCGTGCATCGCTCAGGGTTTCGCCCACCAGCGCGATATGTCCGCAGGCTGCCTTGGCGAAGGGCGGCAGTCCCAGCGCCATGCCGGAAGCCCATTCCGCCCCCGCCCGCGTCTTGCCGGAACCGCGCCCGCCCATGATCAGCCAGGTGCGCCAGTTACCATAGGGCGGCAATTGCGCATCACGCGCCTGAAACAGCCATTCCGCCTCCGCTGCTTCCACTTGCTGCGGCGTCAGGCCTGCCGTCCAGGATCTCCCGCGCCCGACTTTCTGCAA